GGTATGACGTTTGCGCCGTCGATACTTTTCGTCGACTCCGGCGACGGAAATTTAACGGACGTTGTTTATCGTTTTTGTGGTAGTTGGGTGAGCACGTATCCATCAAAGGGATTCGCGGCGCTTCGGAAACGAAAAAAGGAAGCCGGCGACGAACGCGGGCCTAGTAACTTTCGCCGGTACCGAGCCGCCAAAATCGGCGAGGCGTCGACACTGTATGAGATCTCGACGAACTATTACAAAACGCATTGCTACAGTAATCTAAAAATCGAACGCCGCGACACCGGGCCGAGCAAGCCGGGGTTTTGCGAGTTCCCGATCGACTACGGCGAGAAATATTTTAAGATGCTCACGGCGGAAGAAAAGCGCCGCGATGGATCGTTTCACTGCCCGTCTGGCCGGCGTAACGAGGCGCTAGATTGTCGGGTTATGAACCAATGCGCCGGCGACGTCTGGCTTGATGGCGAAGTACTCCGCGTGAAAGCCGCGTATATAAGTAACGGCGCCACGAAAGATCAAGTAAGAGTCGTTAATCACCGGATGATACTCGAGGAAATGACGAAACGGCGCGCGCCGTTACGTGTTGACCCGCCCGAAAAATAGGAATAAAAGTAATTATGTCGTATCTATCGGCCGCGGAGATTGCCCGGATCGAGGCGTTAATCGCTACAAAAGTAGCGCAATTAGCGCTCGCGAATGAAACCTATAATAAGCTACTCGCAAACGATATCGAGGAATATAGGTTTGATTCGAACGAGGGGAGCCAGCGCGCGAAGCGCCTCGATATTACTAAAATGAAAGCCCAGATCGACAGTCTCGAGGCCGAAATCGAAAGGCTCAACCGGCGGCTTAAAGCCGGCGGGATCGTTAATATAGTAATGAGGCGACAGTAAATGAGTTTGTTTTCTCGGATGGGTGCAACGCGGCGGCTCGTCGATAGTGACGCGGCGTTACCGATTGCGGAGCCGAAAGCGAAAGCGAATCCGCAACCGCGCGCATACGCTTCAAATGGCCCTTTCGGAAGCTACGGCGCCGCGGGCTCGGACGGTGCAAAATGGCCGGGCGGTTTAAGCCGAAGCGGTGCGACGCCGATCCTTAATCATACGCTCTTACGCCTGAACGCGCGGAGCGCTTATCATACGTCGCTACAGGCGCGTAGCGCTATCGAGAGGCATACCGATACCGTGGTCGATACCGGGTTGAGGTTAAGCCCGGAGCCCGCGTACGAGCTTTTAGGTATAACGCCCGAAGCCGCCGAGCAATGGGCCGCGCAAGTCGGCGCGGCGTTTCATATGTGGGCCAAGTCAAAGCGGGCGACGCGCGCGGAAGATATGAATTTGTACCAGGCGCAACGCCTGGCGGGATTGAGCCAGCAACGGGACGGCGAATATTTTGTGCGCTTTACGTATTCCATGCGCAAAGATTTACTTAACCCATTACAACTCGGTTTTATCGATCCGATTCAGATCCGCGGGCTCGGATTCACCAATACGGCCGGGGGCGCGCCGCCATTTATGGACGGCATCGAACGCGATACCGGCGGTAAGGAAACCGCTTATAACGTTTGCGTTTTGCGTAAAGATTATACGTATGACGAAAAAGTAATTCCCGCGGTTGGTTCCCGGAGTGGGCGCCGTATGATGGTTCACGGATATCAGCCGGAATACGCCGGGCAGGGGCGCGGGTATTCGCGCATAAGCCACGCGTTACAGGAATTCGAAAAGATTACGGATTTCGCGAGCGCGGAATTGATGAAAGCGATCGCGCAATCGTCGCTTTCAATGTACGTAAAGCCGAGCCCGGATAACGTTTCATCGAATCCGTTAGAGGCGATAAGCCACGCGCAACCGGTAGGCCCGGCCGGGTTAAGTGACGCGGGCGCGGCGTTGGCCGAAGCGAACAACGTAGATCCCGGCGATCTTGTAAACTATGTTCCGATCCCGGAAGCTACGTTGGGAACGGCCGGTTCCGTCGGCGTTTTCAGTTTGAACGAGGGCGAGGATTTAAAGGCGTTTCCGAATACGGCGCCGGTCGAGACTTTCGAGAATTTCGTTAACACAATGGCCGGGCATATCTCGGCGTCGCTATCGATTCCGCTCGAGGTCGTTTTGATGCGGTTTAATCAAAACTACTCGGCGAGCCGCGCGGCCTTAATGTTATTTTGGCGCGTCGCTCAAATCTGGCGCGGCGAAATGATTTCGGATCTGCTCGATCCGATTTATGAAAATTGGCTAGCCGGCGAAATAGCGGCCGGGCGCGTGAGCGCGCCGGGTTGGAGTGATCCCCGATTGCGCGAGGCGTGGCTTTCGAATTCCTGGATCGGGGCGCCGATGCCGAATATTGATCCGATGCGTACCGCGAAAGCCGATGAATTGTATATCGGAATGGGCGCGCAAGATCTGGATCGCGTCGCTCAGAATCTTAACGGATCGAACGGCAAGGTTAACCGCGCCAAGCTCGCGCGCCAGATCCCGGAACTAACGCCGCAGCCGTGGCAAAGTAGCGGCGGCGCCTCGAGCGGCGGCGACGATTCGAGCGACGAGAAGGAAGGCCAATAAATGCCGGCGCCGCTACAGTTAGAAAATCGGAACAACGATCCGTATAAGGAATTCGTTAAGCGCAATGATACGGCGTGGCCGATTCAACGCACCCCGATCGATCCCGATACCGGGCTCGCGTACGATCTCACGGATGCTACGGCTAAATTCATAATGAAAGATTCCGGCGGTAACGAGAAGATCAACGCGCCGGCCGTGATCGAGAATAACGCGGATCTTCGTTACGATTGGAAAGCTAACCCGGTTTGGACTCATCGCGACGCGGCCGGAAGTTACGCGGATACATTCGGCGCGGGCGTGTATGGCGGCGCGTTGTTTTTGGTAGTCGGTGATACCGGGGAGATCGAAACCTCACCGGACGGCGAAACGTGGACGCAACAAACGCCGGCCGGTGCGTTTACGGATTCGTTTCGAGGCGCGGCTTACGGAAACGGTTTATTTATCATAGTCGGCGACAACGGGGAAATTCAAACAAGCCCAGACGGCGTAACGTGGACGGCGCGCACGGCCGCGGCCGCGTATGCTGGCACGTTTTTTAACGCTTCGCGGTGCAACGGATTGTTTATTGCGATCGGTAGCGGCGGCGCGATTCAGACAAGCCCAGACGGTATAACGTGGACGGCGCGAACCGCGGCCGGCGGGTATTCGGATGATTTTTTTGCTGTTACTTGTAGCGCTGATTTAATTGTAATAGTCGGTGAGAATGGCGAGATCGAAACGAGCGATGACGACGGCGTAACGTGGACGCAACAAACGCCGGACGATAGTTATAGTAATACGTTTTTATCCGCCGTTTACGGGAACGATTTGTTCGTGATCTCAGGCCGTGTCGGTGAGGTTCAGACGTCGCCGGACGGGGAAACGTGGACGCAACAAACGGCGGCGGCGGCTTATAACGGCTTTCCTACCGGGCTCGCGTTCGGAAATAATCTATTTGTAATGGTAGGTGTAACTGATATAGCGGCGCCGGAAATTCAGACAAGCCCGGACGGTGAGACGTGGGCGCGTGGTAGTGCCGGAGCCGCGTACGCCGGTATATTAAATCGTGGGTTTTTTGGCGCTAATAAATTCGTGATTTTCGGATCTGCCGGCGAAATCCAAACCGGCGACGGGCTCGACACCGACACCGCCGGCGACAACACGGCCGAATTTCAAATCGATTTAGCGGACGGCCGCCGCGTAACTTACCCGCCGCATTCGCCGGAACCGGGGAAATCGTTTATAACTGTCTCAATCGGCGCCGATCTCGGAGATTAATAATGGATCAAATTTGGCTATGCGAATTAGAAGCGCTCCGGGTTTACTGCGATAAAGTAATTAAAGCGTCGGAGGAAACGGAGCGATCCGCCGCGCTGGCATTCGCCGAAGCGGGCGAGCCCGGCGAGATTTTGAGCGTCGCCGGCGATACGGCGGCGATCGATATCCGCGGAACGCTCAGTAATACGCCGTCGGTTATCGGGCGTTTTTTCGGTTTCGGGTCGACGTCATACCCGGATATTCAACGCGCGATCGCCACGGTAGCCGCCGACGAACGGGTAAAAACGGTGCGCCTGCTAATCGATTCGCCTGGCGGCGGCGTTACCGGGCTCGACGAGGTGTGGATCGCGTTGCGCGAGCTTGGGAAAACCAAACGCATTATTGCGGAAAACCGCGGGCTTATGGCGAGCGCGGCATATTGGATCGCGAGCGCCGCGCACGAAATCGTCGCGGCGTCGCCGGCGGCGGAAACCGGATCGATCGGCGTTTATGCGTTGTTCGTCGATTGGACCGCTTACGATAAAAAGGCCGGGATAAAAGAAATCCGGATCGTATCTAAAAACGCTCCGGAGAAGAATCCCGATCTTGCTACGGCGTCGGGTTTGAAGTCATTCCAGGCCCGGTTAGACGCTATCGAGCGCGTTTTTATCGACCGTGTAGCAAACGGTCGCGGGCGCTCGGCGGCCGATGTAGCGGCGAATTTCGGCCGCGGCGGCTTGCTAATCGCCGCCGATCCGGACGCTTCGAAGCCGTCGGCGCTTTCCGTTGGCATGGTCGACAGCGTTATCGGCGTAACCGCGCCGGCCGGAAAAGCGCCCGCGGCGGTTGCCGATGGGGCAATTCCGCCGGTTACCGAAAATAATGGTATTGACAACGAGGCGAAAAACGTCGAAAACTTAGATCGTGAGAATACCGCCGCGGCGGATACCAGCAAACCAAAGGTTAAAAACATGGCGAAACTCGCTGATTTAGTGGCCGAAGATGCGGAACTAGCGGCCGATATCGACAAGATCAAGGCCGAAGCCTCAAAGGTTGGCGCCGACGAGCACGCCGCGCGCGTAGCCGCCGCTACGCCGATCCTATCCGGCGACTACCCGGCGTTTATCAAGGAAAAGGCGATCGCGCTGCTAAAGGGCGAGACTACCGCCGCCGAGCTTTCGAGCGCGGTATCGACGCACGATTCGATGGTTGAGGCCGCCAAGGCAGAAGCCGCGAAAAAGGAAACCGAAAATCAGGGTGCTACGCCGCCGGCGCCGCCGACGCAGGGCGCGGCCGATGGACGCTTCTCGCGTTCAATCCCACGTCGCAAAAGTGGGTCGTTTTCAGTGACGAAACCGCGACCGACGGAACGCAGTGGCCGCGCGGTATCATCCTGAAGTCGCTCACCGAAGCCGAGATCAAGGCCGGCGACGTCGCCGACGTTCCCGTGCTCGTCGGCGAGGCCGTGATCGATTCGGCGCAACTCGTTATCGAGTCGTCCAAAACGCTCGACACGATTATCAACGTGCCGGCCGGTATCAATACGGCCGTCGAGGAATTTCTTCGGCAGCTTAATATCTACATGGAAAGCACGATCGATATCACGGCCGCGGCATAGGGCCCGAAAAGGCATAGGAGCGTAATAAATGGGTAACTTCGGAACCTCACCGCTAGCGGTCGACACTTACGCGCGGTTTTTCGCGAATGCTTTCGACGAACGGCAAGTGATCGCCGTGTCAACGGTCGCGCAAGCGTTTTTTGGTCGCCCGGAAAACGGATCGCGTACGGTGTTCAATCCCGATTCGGCCGTTGTTGATATCGATATCCTTCGCGGGAACGAGCGGCTTGCAGCAATGGTGCCGCGCGGGCTGAACGGCCGGTCGCTCGGTACCGGGCAAAAGAACGTCATCCAGGAAAAGTTTTCGAATATCAACCGGGTTTACCCGTTGATCGAGGAAGAGGGCGATATCGGGGCGGATCAGCTTTTGTTCCGACTCGTCGGGGAAAACCCCTATTCGACGCAAACGCGCCTCGATCGTATGCGACGCCTCGCGCTCAACTACCATCAAGAGCAAATCCGGCGGATCGTGCGGTTGTTCGAATACCTGGCATATCAGTCGCTCCTTACTGGAAAGATGCCGGCCATTTTCGGAACGACCGACGCGAACCTGCTTTATGATTTCCTCCGACCCGGAACGCATATCGTAACGGCACCCGCGAAATGGGATAACGCCGCGTCGACTCCGCTTGTCGACTTCGATAACGCCGCCGCGCTCATTCGCGCCGACGGCAAAGCCAAGGCCGATGTTGCCCTAATCGGGCAGGACGCGATGACCGCGCTTATCAACCACGCCGATATTATCGCGTTGGCGGATAACCGGCGTTTCGAGTTGATCCAGGTGGGGCGCAATCCGGTGCCGGCGAATATGCAGCGCTTCGTCGACGCGGGCGCGACTCCGCGCGGGCGTTTGCAGACGCCGGCCGGTAACGAGTTCTGGCTGTTCACCGACTTGAACGTTTACACGGCCGCGGGCGGAACCGCTACGCCGTATATGCCGGTCGACCAGGCGCTTTTCGCGGCAAGCTCGGCGCGGTGCGATCGTTATTTCGGGCCGCCGGAAATGCTCCCCGAAATCCCGATGAAAACGCAACTGTATCAGCAGCTATTCGGCTTCGCTCCCGGCCTTGCGCCGATGCCGCCAATGGTTGCCGACGCAAGCCGCGCGATCAATCCGGCGATGTTCTATTTCGATGCGTATCTACCGGAAGGCTGGAAACGCGTCACCACGCGCACGCAAGCCGCGCCGATTTTCGCCACCACGCAAACGGACGCGTTTTATACACTCAACACGATCGTATAAAAATGTCGCTTCCCATCTGGAAAGGTCCGGGTTTTCTGGGCGGCGTCGGTAGCCGCCAGGCCATAGGCCCCGGTGAGGTGATACCGGAGGGACACGTTACGCCGGAACGACTCGAGGAATTGGCCGATATGATCGAGTACGATCGGCCGACGGTGGTACCCGAAGCCGAGCCGGAACCGGAACCGAAGCCCGTAGCGCCGAAGCCGAAAGCCGCGCCGCCGAGCCCGGCACCGAAGCGCGGCCCCGGGCGTCCGCGGAAGGGTAAGTAAATGAAGGTATCCAAAGGTAAGACCGTGTATGACGGCGGTAAAAAGTACCAGGCCGGCGCCGATCTGCCCGATGACGTGGCGGCGCGCGTAGGTCTTGAGAAAAAGGCGCCGGCGAGCGGCCGTAAGCCGAAACCGGCGGCCGGTAGCGGCGAGGCCGAAAAGCCTAGCGATCGTTGAATCTGCGCGTTCAGGCCGAAGCCGATCTAGCGGTAACGCTCGAGGACCCGGACGGGTACGGGCTCCCGGTTATCTTGATCGCGCCGGACGGCACCCGATACGACAAGTCGGCCAACGACCCGACGCAAGATCTAAGCGGTCAAATTCTATATGATACTACGGTAACGGAACCGGAAACCGGGCTTGATATCATCGTACATAAACCGGTTGTAACGCTTCGGCGCTCGTCGCTCGCGCGCGTGCCCGTGCCCGGGGAAACGTGGGCCGTTAGGATCCCGGAAACGCCGGATCCAACCGCAACGAAAACGCTACATACTGTCGAGCGCGCTACCGAGGAAGGAAAGGCGATCGGCTTCGTGCGGTTGTATCTAACGAAAGCGGTCGCGGAATGATGAATTTTCGGATAATCCGCGATGCCGTGCGCGCGGTACTCGCGCAACAAAGCGGCGGCGAGTACACGGTTATCGGCGCTCAGAAGCGCGGTAAAGGCGCCTCAGAGGTGCTCGATAAACTCCGCATGGTTGAGGTCTATTATTCGCGCGGCGACTTCCCGCGGGGCGCTGGCGGCGTCGCCGGGCCTACAAAGCACGATATTACTTTCCGGGTTGATCTAACGGTATCGAAAGGCGCCGGCGCCACGGCGGAAGAATTAGCCGTTATTCAGGATCCGGCGGCGACGGCGGCGGCCGTAGCCGCGGCTATGGCGAGTTTAAAGGCGTCCGACGCCGCCGCCGATGATTCGCTTGACGAGCTATACGAGCACGTTTACCAGGTGCTAATG